GCTTCGCAGCTTGCCCGCAACAGTTGGCTATTATTAGCGCTGGGCTGCTTTACTCTTATCAGCTTGCAACGCAAACCGTTCCTCCTATTATTGCCGGGACTCTCAGCGGCCCCATTGCTGGGCCTTGGGGGGCTTCAGCAGTAACGGAAATAATGTATATCGATGGGTTTTTCTTCCTGCTCGTCTCTTCTTCGCAGACAATTTACGCTTCGAATGCGTTCGATGCGACGACATGGCCACCGCTACAAATCAAGATCATCAATACATTCGCCGACAATGTGATTGGCATGCAGGCCGACCATCGCTTTTTGTGGATTTTCGGGGCGAAAGAAACTGAAGTAGATTACGACGCTGGCTCTTTCCCGTTCCCGCTGCAAGCTATGCCATCTGGCTTCATTGAGCAGGGCATTGCGGCCCCGAATGCCACTGTGCAACTCGATAATGCGATTTTCCTTATTGGCGCTCGCAACGATCTTGGGCAGGCTATCGCTTATCGAACTGAGGGGTTTTCGTTCAAGCGTATTTCTACTCACGCCGTTGAGACGGCCTGGCAACAGTATCCGCAGATTGCTGATGCGATAGCCTTTCCGTATCAGGAAAATGGCCACTCTTTCTGGGTCATTACATTTCCTTCCGGGCAAGCTACTTGGGTGTACGATACTTCTACGAGTTTTTGGCATAAGCGCGGAGCGTTCAATCCGGCGCTTGGCATATTCGCTCCAATCCTGCCAATCTGCCATACGTTTAATTTCGGGAAGCATCTCGTTGGCGATCGTCAAAGCGGGAAGACTTATCAAATGTCTTCGCCGGTTCGTGCCGGCGGTGGTTGGAATTTCGTTACCGATAACGGGGCATTGATTCATCGCTTGCGCCGAGCGCCACATATAAATGTCGAGCATCAATGGCAGCGTTACAGTTCGCTGGAGATTTATTTGGAGACAGGGCTTGGGCCGACGCCGCCACTGCTTGATGGTGCTGGCAACCCGAGAGCGCCACAGTTGACGCTGCGCTGTTCGCGTGACGGTGGGCATACGTGGGGAAATTCACGCGATACGAGTTGCGGGCAAGCCGGAGAGTTTTTGCAACGCGCTACGTTCCGGCGGCTGGGGCGTGCTCGTGACATGGTGTTTGAAGTTTCTTGCAGTGACCCCGTACCGTGGCGCTTTATCGATGCATACGTGAACCCGAAGACACAGCCATCGCCACGCAAGCGCTTGACGCATCAATATGCGGAGGTCGCATGAGCACGCCTGGATTTGTTCCGCAATCCCCGTTTCGCGCACCGACAGAGACTCCCCTGGTCGAGAAAAACGGGCAGATGACTTTCGGTTGGGTGCAGTGGATACAGATTGCAGCACAGCAAATAAAGACGCCAGCGAACCAGACGATACCTTCAGCGCATTCAACGCCTGGTCAGCATGGGCAGCTGGCAGTCAGTGGTGGTTTTCTGTACGTATACGATGGGACGGTGAGTAAGTGGATAAAGTTCGCACCAGTAGCGTTCTAGAGAACGAACGGTTAGTTGACCCGTTCGACGCTGCTATCGTTAATAATGCTGACACGCTGCGTGCTAAGGTTCTTGCACTTGAAGATGCAATGCGCAAAGAGCCAGACCAGCTTCACATTGAGCCAGTTCATTATATTGCGCATGGGCTTTATGCTCGTGAAATAACAATCCCCAAAGGCTGCACGCTTACTGGGAAGATTCATCTTTTTGAGCATATCAACATTATTTCTAAGGGTGAAATTTCCGTATTGACCGAGCATGGCGTTAAGCGGATCAAGGCTCCGGCAACAATTATCTCTCAGCCCGGCATCAAGCGCGTCGGCTATGCGCATGAAGAAACCGTGTGGACGACGATTCACGCCTGCAACGTGAAAGATGGCGATGAAGCTGAAAAACTTTTAGTAGTTGACACGTTTGAAGAGTTCGAGAAGGCAATCGAGGACAAATGTCATTTATTGCCGTAGCAATTGGTGGCGGAGCGCTAATCGGGGCTATCGGCTCTGGCATTGCTGGAAGTAAGCAAGCCGGAGCTGCAAAGAATGCTGCTCAGTTGCAATACCAGGAGCAGCAGCAAGCGCTGGACTTTCAAAAGCAACAGTGGCAAACGCAGCAAGGCAATATGGCCCCGTGGCTCAAAGCTGGACAAGGGGCGGTCGGTACGCTTTCCGGCTTAGAAGGGCAAGCGCTGCAAGGGCAAGGCCCGCTCGCCCCGTGGACAGGGCAATTTCAAGCGCCTTCGATTCAGCAAGCAGAACAAGAGCCTGGCTATAAGTTCGCTTTGCAGCAAGGCACGAATGCACTAACGAACTCAGCAGCTGCGAGCGGAAATCTTCTGACTGGCAATACAGGCGAAGCTCTACAGCAATACGGGCAGAATCTTGGCCAAGAGAACTATCAGAATGTTTACAACCGAGCAATGCAGCAGTACCAGCTTGGCTATAATCAGTACCAGCAGAATCAATCGAATCTTTTCAACCGCTACGCTTCTCTGGCTGGGCTTGGACAGACCGCCGCCGGGCAGCTGGGCAGTGAAGGGCAAGCAGCTGCTGGTAACGTTGCGAACATCTCGCTAACTGGTGGTGCTCAGATTGGCCAGCAACTTAACAACGCTGCGGCAGCGCAAGCTAGCGGCTACGTTGGGGCTGGGAATGCTATTGGCAGCGGATTGAATAATCTTGGGCAGTACGCGCAACTGCAACAAATTCTGAATGCTGGCGGCGGTGGGGGCGGCGGTGGAACTTTAAGCAATAGCGGGTTGCCGATTGATCCGGCGACCGGGATGCCGGTGGAATAAAATGGCCACTATACCACTCGTTGCCTTAGACTCACGCGCAGCCCAAGAGCAAGAAGGGCCGCTTGCTGCTTACTTGAAGATGCAACAGATCAAGAATGCGCAACTTGGGCAGCAGACAGCGCAGCTTCAGCAAACTGCACTAGGCCAGGAGAATCAGCAGCGAGAGCTTGCGCTTCAAGATCAGCATACATTGCGCAGCCTTGCGCCCAATCACGTTGTTAAAGACACTGATGGAAATGTAAAGGGCTACGACATGCCAAGCCTTCTGCAAGAAGCAGCTGGTAAAGGCGTAAACCCACAGACGCTGACTCAGATGGGTAATCAATATGCAGAGTCGGTGAAAAATCTTGCTTCTGCTAATGAAGCAGTTCGCACGAACGAGCAAGCGAAAAATAAGGCAATGTACGAAACTCTGGAATCATTGCGCAGCATAAAAGATCCGGCGCAGCGCAGCGTTGCGCTTCAAGCAGCTTTGCCAAGCCTTCAAAAGCAAGGAGTTGATGTTTCAAAGATTGGCCCGAACGAGCCACTTGACGATAAGTCGCTCGACGTGCATGAAGCAGCGCTTGGCGTACATGCGCAGATTCTTGCAGATGCGAAGACAGCAGCGGAAACAGCAAGGGCTACACAAGAAACAGCCACTTCGAAAGCAACGCAAGCACATACAGAAATGGAAACAGCGCAGGGCGGACCGCCAGCAACGCGGGAGCTGAATTCATACCTTGCAGCGCATCCAGGTCAAACGGCAGCTGATTACGAAGAGCACATGAAGAAGATAGTACCGGCTTTCCAGTTCGGCTTGTTGAACAATACCGGGGCTGGTCAGCCTGCTGCTGTCGTAGCAAAACAATTCGGCATGACGCCGGTTGCTTTTGACCAGGCAGCTGAAAAGTATTGGACTAGTGGCGTCCTTCCGCCTGCTGGGCGTGGCGGACCTGCACTTGCAATGAATAAAGCGCTAATGAATCGCGCAGCAGAGCTTCACCCTGAAGGCTCGCTCGCAGCAAACTCTGCTGAGTATAAGGCGAATGCCGGCTCACTGACGAAACTGCAAGCAAATCTCGATCAAGTTAGCGCGTTTGAAAATACAGCGATCAAGAACTTGGATATGTTCACTGGGCTTGCGAAGAAGGCAATAGATACTGGAATCCCGATTGTCAACGCCCCGCTGCGCACTGCTGCTGGCTTGCTCGGCTCCAAGGATCAAGCGTCGTTTGAAGCTGCTCGGCAAGTTGCGGTCAACGAAATTGCGAAAGTAACTTCTTCGCCTGGGTTGACAGGGCAGCTCAGTGATACAGCACGCAAGGAAGTTTCTTCATTCATCCCCGAAAGCGCTACCGTTGGCCAGATCATGAGTCTTGCTAATACACTGAAGCAAGACATGGCTAATCGGCATGTAAGTTATCAACAGCAGATCGAAGATATTAAGGGGAGGCTTGGAGGTGGCGCGAGCGAGAATAACCCGAAGGTAGCTCCAAGTAATACAGCAGTTCACACTCCTGGCGGTGAAGCTCCTGGCTTGAAAGAGGGACAGACTGGCACCGGTACTGATGGCAAGAAATATGTCGTGAAAGGAGGCAAATGGCAGCCACAGACGACAACGCCGTAACGATAACGCCAGATTCCGCGCCCACTGTCACGATCACTCCTGACAAGGGGCCGACTATCGGGCCGCGCGAAGAGTTTTCTTCTACTGTGCCCGGAGCAAAGTTGGCCCACGATCTAGCGCAGAAACTTGAAGACTGGTCAAACTCGACACAAACAGGCCGCGAACAGCACCCAGTACAGGCAGCAGTTGGTGATTTCGCTCGTAACTTGAAGCAGTATCTAGTCGGCGGCGAAGGCGGCGGCGTAAATCTCAAAACTGGCTTTGCAACAAACCCTGTAATAGGGGCGGTCAGTGGAGTGCCGGAAGAAGAGACGCTTAATTCAGTACGACAAGGCTATCAGCTTCTTAAAGTTGGAGCGAAAAAGTTAGCTAATGCTCCCGGCGCGGCAGTTCAAGCAACAGAAGCTGGACGAGCGATTACGCAAACGATGGCGCCGGAAATAGCCAACGCTCCGCTTTCAGCAACTCGCGGGGCATCGACAACGGGCGGCGCAGCGACAACGAGCGTCACGAACGCCGATGTTATTCAGCACGCGCACGACATGGGGATTAAGCTTACGCCAGCGCAAGCGCTTCAAACTTCTGCTGCGAAGTCAGAACAGGCTTTCGGGGAAGAAGCTCTCTTAACAGGTAGTAAAATAAAAGAAGCCGCAGCCGTCGAACGTAGTAAACTAGCTGACGAAGTAGCGAAGTTTCAAGACAAAATCGACCCGCAGCGAGTCGGCCTTTCAGCAGAATCTACTGGTGAGCACTTGCAGAATTCCGCTGATATAAGCCGCTCAGTTCTAAAAGATAATGTCAACAATGCTTACGCAGATGTAAAAGCGCAGCAAGCTAACCTTGCCGGAGATGTGCAGGGACCGCTACAGAAACTGATTCACGATGAAACTTTCGCTCGGCAGCCGAATGCTGCTGTAGAGCAGCCAGTATTTCAGACAGGTGCAGCAAAGACAGCGATAAAAGACATCCAGGATATGCTTTCTGATCCTGCAATGCAAGGGAGGCAATCAGTTCAGTCGTTGCGAAACTTGCGCACGACGCTGCTTGAAAAAGGAAATGACTACGGCGCAAACGCTCTCAGCGATTCTGGTCAGCGTATCTATAAGCTTGCGGCTTCTCGCGTGGATGACGCAATCATGGACGCAGCAAAAGGAACCCCTTTCGAGCAAACTTTCCGAGATGCCGGACAGCAGAACGCTAAATTGCAGCAGCTTTACAACCAAAAAGGCTCCCCACTCTATCGCATACTCAACACAGACGACCCAGCGGCTGTTACCAACGGAATCCTCAATCGCTCATCGGTCCACGAAATCGAAACATTGAAATCAGAGAAATTCGATCTCGGGCCGCTTGCACGTCAAGCCGTTGAAGATATTAAAGATGGTGGTTTCAAAGTAACAAATGCCGGACTTGGCGGGTATCCTGACACGTTCCTGCGCTCACTGCTGGGGCCGGATGCGACGAAAGAGCTTTATGCAAAAGCAGAGATTGCGCGGCGGCTAGCTGAGAATTACAACCCTTCCGGTTCTGGCAAATTAGTTCTCGGCGCTTCGCAAGTCGTTCACCCCGTGGCAGCTGTAGCTGCGCAAGGTGCACGCTTGCGCTCAATGCCTCAACCGGCGCTTAATTTCCTGCTAAAAGGCGGTTCAAACCCGTGAAACACTCGCTTAAAACTACGTTCCTTGCGCTTGGGGCGTTCGTAGGCGCGTTATTTTTTGCGCCTAGAGCAGTAAGTCAAATACCTGTAGCCCTAGCCCCTGTCGCTCGTCAGCAGTTCCTCTCGCCTACGGGCGTTCCGCTCGCCAATGGTTGCATTTTCACTTACGCAGCAGGCACTTCGACGCCACAAGCTACGTATAGCGAGCCAAGCGGCACGTTCCCAAACACAAACCCCATTATTCTTGATGCTGGCGGCTTTGCTTCGATTTGGTTGCCGAATCAATCGTTTCGCATCGTTATTTTCAGCAATGGTGGCTTGAATTGCGCTACCGGCAGTCAGCAGTACGCAGTCGATAACGTATCGGCGTATCAAATCGTCAACTTGTTTACAAATACTGTTTTCTTCGGCGTGACGAGCTTCCCTCCAGGCACTCCGGGAGAGCTAATCTATCGCAGCGACCTTGGGCGCTTCTGCTTTTTCTATTCGATTTGGGATTGCATTCCCGGCCTGGCTACGACTGACACGTTTACGAACAAGACGTTCTCGGGCGGCACAATAACAGGCACAACGATAAACAACCCGACGATAAACAACAATTCCAATACTGGTAACGTAGCTAATAAATATGCTACGGCTTCAGCGTATCGCTATGTTGATGGTGCTGGCAATGATTCAAACGATGGCTTGTCGCCAGGTACAGCTTATGCCACGCCACAGAAATGCCTTGCAGATATCACAGCACTTGGCGGCGGCACTTGTGACGCTCGCACGCTCTACACTTATACTTATGGAGACGTGCAAGGCCAGATCAATGTTGGGCAGAACTCGCCAGCTGTAATCGATACTCTGTTAGTACCTCCATACGGAACATGGACTTGCAACTTGTCATCTGGCAGCTGTTTGGAAGTTTTCAATTTTGGATCTGTTATAGGTACAGGCTCCGGCTCTGGAATCCAGTTTCAAATCATTGCTTCCGCGACTTCGAGTGTTGCAGATGTATGTGGAACAGATGCGGCTCCGGTCGGTGGCGGAGCTTTCGATACTATTCGTGGCCTTAAGTGCATTGCTCTCTCTGGCGCAACCGTTTCAGTAGCAGTTATCGAACTGCAAAAACTCTTCGACATAAATTCCATTAGTGATATAAGCGCAGTTGCCCAGAATACGAATACCAAAGCTCTATACGCTCATGGCTTATGTTGCAGCACTGGGCTTGCTCGCGTTGCCGGGTTTGGAAACAATGCAACTGGCAATGTACCGTGTACGTTCGGCAGCGCAACTGATGCTATGAATGGCGCAGTAATTGACAATATAAGCTGCACGCACGCTGGTTCTACTAAAAATCAAATTGTTATTTTTCAGTCTATGACTGGAAACACCGGTGCTCATTACAGCGATATTTACACCGAAGCAGACGTAGCACTGGACACGAACACGCCGATTATGGCAATAGCAAATGCTTCTAGCCTCTCGGACGTGATCGATAACGTTCACGTTGGGACAGATGCAGCCGGTGGTGCTTCGACGCGCTGTATAGTTGATGTAGCCTCCGGTTCAAGCGTTACGCTGCGCAACATTCAGCAGATCAATGCAACTTGCGCAATCAACGACCACAATCCGGGGCGTGGCATCGTAACGCTCGGGGCTTTCGGAATTATTACCGATTACAGCACGAATAACGGGGCATGCTGCACTATTGGAGCATTCAGCAACGGAAGTCGCGTCCCAGTAACTATTGCTTTTGGGACTGCGCCAATGACTACGGTCAACATTCCTACGGGGAATTGCGGGACTACTGTCACTGTTTCAGCTCCTGGCGTGCTGACGACAGACACGATTGACTTTGCTTTCAATTCTGCTATAGCCCCGTCGAATCCAGCAGTTTTTTTGAACGTAGTTCGTTGGCCGACTGCCGGAAATGTGAACTTCGCTTATTGCAACCCGGATTCAGCTTCACAGACACCATCAGCTGCAACGATTAACTGGAGCGTAAGACGCCCATGAAGAAACTTTTACTACTGCTTTTATTCGCCATTCCTCTCTACGGGCAAGGCGCACGCTTCGAAGGCAACGTTGTGCAGGTGGCTACGATTGCAGGCTTCACCGATGTATTGACTTTCGTCTCTACGGCGCAAGTCACTCTTTGCACTTACCCGGCAAACGCTGTTCCTTGCACGAATAAAGCGACAACGTACACACTGCCAACGCTTGCTACAGCTTGCTCGACTGCGCAGCAGTTGACGCTTCCCGGTTCAAACTCTTGTACGTCAAGCACAGATGCATTCGGCAATTGGGGCGTCTGGATTCCTTCCGGGACTTTCTCTTATACGATCACGATTGCCGGCGTGAACTTAGGCCCGTATACGTTCTCTGCTGGCGGCACTGGCAATGGCGGAATTATCAACGTTACTGTACCGCCATCTGGTACTTGCTCTGGTGGCGCAACGAATCAGCAAGTGATCAGTACGGGCGTTATTTACAGCTGTCAGGGCGGGACGTGGGGCGCAGTCGGCGGTGGCTTGTCTAACTTGACTCCTGGCCAAGTCCCCGTAGCTAACGGCTCGAATACGGCCAATGGTTCTGTTGCTCCTTCTACAACTGTTAACGGGCAGACATGCGCTCTTGGGGCTAGTTGTACTGTTGGTGGTGGCTTGTCGGGCCAGACGCCGGGGCAAATCCCTGTAGCCAATACCGCGACTACAGCCAACAGTTCGGTACCTGCTTCAACAACTGTGAATGGTCAGGTCTGCGCTCTCGGCTCTACTTGTAGCGTAACAAGCGGCTCAGCTACTGCCCCATTCGTAAGCGCATCTTCCCCGTCGGCTTCAAGCGGCACAGTGCGGCTAGCAAATAACGAAACCGGGACTTGTTGGCGCAACAATGCCAATACAGCCGATGTTTGCATGACGCTCAACGCACTCAATCGATTCACTTATGGCGGAAAGTACAACCTTGGAGATGATTTTGTCCCTTACGGGCCAAACCCTTATCACGATCTGCGTATAGATGGCGCTCGCAAGCAGATAGCTAATGCTGCTCCGGCTGTTCCGAGTGTCACGATAACAATGGCCAATGGGGCTAACACCGGAACCATTTCCACAAATACCTGTGCGTCACAGACGCCGACAACTTGCTTTCAAATCAAAGACGGCGTGACCATCGTCGGCCCCGGCGCAGCGCATGCGATGACGACGCCAGTTGCCCCGACTTTGACGCCTGTGCTTAACGGCGTAGTGACTGGCGTTGCTTTGGAGACGATAACAGCTCCTGCTGGCGCAATTACTTACAATGCTCAGATTTTTGAAGTCAACAAGTTCGGCGGTTATACTGCTTCTAGCCCTACAGCTACGATTATAACCAGCAACACGCTAGGGATGCAGCATGTATCGATAGCATCTTGCGCACGATCGAATAACGTAACGACCTGCACTACTTCAGCTCCACACGGCTTGCCGATTGGCTGTATCGCAACTCCTAGCCTCAATGTTAATCGTTGCCCAACGGTTTTGCAGAATCTTTCAGGCATGTCTGACTTGTCATTCGCTGGTGAAAAGCCGATTCAAAGTGTTGCAGATAATACACACTATACTTATACAGACAATGTGGATACTCGCACCGGCGCTTCGACTTCTGGAACTGGAGGCATTCTCTACTGGGGTCAAGCGGTTCATTATGTCCTTCCTGCTCACACCGGCGATGGCATGTTCTACATTGCCTGTTCTGACCGTGTAACGCCTGGCGTATTCAAAGTTGTCGGCACATCTTGGCCAGTAAATTTTAACGGCGGAATCACAGACGGGGTTTTGGAAATTAACGACTGGGGCACAACGATGAATGGCTCCAGCCCGACCATGCCGCTGTGGTCGATTCCGACTACGTGCCCGACTGTTGCTTCCGCCGACATGCTCACGACTACTGTTACGAACGTGAGCGGGAATACGCTGACGTTTGCTTCAAGCGCAGCTAACGCAGCTTGCGCAGGTGGCGGATGCTCTATCGTTATTGACACTGCCCCGATTCTTGCAGCGATACCTACGAACGCTTACCCGGTTTTCTTTGCTCCAGATGGCAGCAATAGCAACAACTATTACATTTTCAATTCCACAGTCGATTTCAGCGCAAGTAATGCAGGGCCTTCGCTCATCGGCGGGTGGGTACAACTTAACGCCCCGTTCATGCTTGGCAACTCTACGTGGGTTGGTGGAGATTTCTTTACAAATAGAGACACTCCTTCGTTTGGCTACGGCAGCTACCCCGTGATCACTTGCTCCGTTAAGCCTTGCGTGTGGTTGGCGGCTTCAAATAGTCAGCAGGTTGAGTTTGGGAGATTTGAAATCAACATGTCTGGCGGCGGGGGGAACATCGCCATTCTAATGGACGGAGGTGGCGGAGGGCCTGGACCTTATCTTCACGACCTTCAAGCCAGTGTTGGCAGTGACTTTACTGGCTTCGCACTGCTTACTCGCAACGGCTCCCCGTTTCACGGCTCACGCATAAATTTCTTTGCTAATAACACGCCCACCGATGGCGACACTTTCACTCCGCTCGTAGTACTTGAAGGCGGAGAAGTCCGTCTCGATCAGATAAATACATCCGGTCGTGGATTTTTTACGAGAGGCGATCTTTCTATTGGCTTTAATCACATTCAGGGTGGCATCGAGCCGATTATTACTACTACCGGGCCATCCACTGGTGGCAACGAAGGAATAACTCTGCAACTTGGGTGGAATGGTGGCATTGAGTTCGACACGATTGCTCATGCGGGGGTTTCTAACCAGCCAGGGTTGGGGTCAGCGCAAGTTGGAGTTCAATTTGTTGGCTCTAATCCAGGAGGCTCTCCGTCTTCTGGTGTTCCTCTTTATACCGGAGCACCTGTTAACATTGGAGGTGGAACATGCCAAGACCCGACTTACGGCGGCTTTTTCTCAAATCCCTACCCCTGTGCTAATGCTAAATTTTCTTCCCACATTGAACTGGTCAACACTTTTTCGTTCTTTACAGATACTCTTCCGAATACTGTAACCTGTTCAGTCGGCGCAGGTGGTGGAATAACAATAAGCAGTCAACTTGAGTTTTACGTCATTCCTGTATGGGGCAATGGAGCAGAAGGGGTAGCTTCTAAGATTTCTCCGTTCTGCCCTACCAGCAGCGGTCAGCAGACAGTCACTGTGAATTGGACACAACTTCCAATACCTCCACCATTTTGGAACATCTATCGGATAACTGCACCTGGCAATGGCCCTATACGCATACGCAACACTGGTGGCGTTTTAGCGACTTCCTGCAACTCTCCGCAGATTGCTGGCAATGTCACGAGTATCGTACTGATTAACGATACCCCTTGTTTCGCTCCGGCCAATTCCCCCGCGGGCGGACCTACTTGGATAAAAGATTTTTCAGTAGCGACTGCTATCTTGGATCTGAATAATTTTGCAGACATTACTGAAAGTGCAACTCCTGCTAACCCGGCTGCAGGCGTCGAGCGCGTCTATGCCAACAGCACTGCTCACGGCTTGAAGTGCATCACGAGCGCAGGCAATAACTGCCTCGGCTTAAAGACGTTCAACTCTTACTCAGCGAATCACACGCCGAACATCAACGAAGATGGGATGATTGCGACTGCAACTCTAGCTTTCACTCTTCCGCATGCAATCAATAATTGGGGCTGGGACATTGTGAGCGTTGGCGGCGTTACTACGCTCACGATTGACAGTGGCAATCTCTACGTTGGTGGCGCTATCGGATCTATCACGATCCCCAACAGCCAGGGGGTCCATGCGTGGTGCGATGGGACGAACTGTTACGCTTACGGGCTTGGTAGTGGCGTTGGGGGCGGATCACCTGGCGGGACTATTAACGCCGTTCAGATGAACAATGGCGCTGGTGGCTTCTCTGCTGCCAACTCAGCTGTAGCGAACGGGACTTATATCTTCAGCGAGCACGTAGTTGCGAATGCTTCAGTTGCTGGCGCTTATACTTTACCGGGTATCGTAATAAACGCACAAAGCGGAACAACATATGTCGAGGGCTCGGGTAATACTGATTTCGACAGATTCTATCTCATTACTGCCAGCAACTCAGGGGCGCAGACGTACACACTGGGGAACCCTTCTGCTACGGGCTTCGGATCTAACTACGGGAACGTTCTCTTCAACATCGGTACTGGAACAGTGACAGAGAACGCCAGCGGCTTTACTGTTAACGGGCTAACTTCACTCGCAACCCCGTCTCTCTGGCTTCGCTGGTTGTGGTCTAACGGCGTGAATTATACAGGCGCAGTCGTACCAACGCTCGGAGCTTTCCCGACGACTTGCACAACAGCTCTTACTATCGCATCCGGGGCATTCGGTTGCGCTGGCGCCGGAAACGTTGCTTCATGGGCCGGGGACGGGGCGCTTTACAGCAGCACGCCGCAGACAGGGACTGTCGTCGCGTCACTCGTTAATGCTGGGGCAAATACGGTCTGGGGCCGCTGCACGAACTCCAGCGGGTTGCCGAGTTACTGCCAGATCACTGACTTGATGCTGACCGCTGTAAGCCACGCAGCGCTGACGAATCAAGTGAATACGTGGGGAGCCTTCCTGCTGGATTTGTCAGCAGCTACTTTGAAAATCCCCACAGGAGCTGGGTGTGTAGCTAGCGCTTCAGCTATGATTTGCTACGATTCAACGAACAAGAATTGGCATATTTACGATAACAATACAGATTCGATTGGGCTGGGGATTGCTTCAACGCCAGCAAACGGAAATCTCGCATCTTATCTTGTCGTTTCTGGGCAAGTACAGGCCGCTGATTCTGGCATATCGAAAGTTACCGCTTCCAATATCGTGCCCGTCAATCGCCGAAACTGCTCGCAGGATGCAGGAGCCGACGATGGATTGAAACTCCAGGCATGTCTTGTCGCCCTTGCTGCAGCCAACTCTCAGGCTGGAATTGCAGATGCTACCGGGCTTACCGGACTCACGTGGAGCGTGAATCCTTTTGCGGCCGGTTCGCTACCTGCGAGCGGGGAAATCTGGCTTCCTCCGGGAGATACAGTTACAAGCGTTCCAACCGTGATGCCCGATGCGTGGGTGATTAAGGGCATCGGTGGACGCTCGGTGACCGCGCAATACGGCTCAAACCTTAAGGCCAGCGCATCATGGCCAGCGACCTATTCGACTGGAACTATCACAACGCCGCTAGGAACTCCCGGCCCGAACATGGCCATCGCCACTAGCGGCTCCGCACTTAACACCAACACAGTCGTTGGTTGTGCTTTTGTCGGCGGCACCCAACCAAACGTAACGTATGGAATTATTTCTGCAATCGGCGGAGCAAATTCCATAACGCTAAAGTGGGGCACGAACAACGGCTCAGGCGCTGTGAGTACTAACACCTTCAAAGTATTCTGCCCGATGATTGCGATGGGTGGCGGCGGAGCATCGAACGCTGGCGCTCAGTTCGGCATTCAGCTTCGCAGCATGGGCGTGGACTGCAATAACATCGCTGGCTGCGTGGACGTGCTCAACTGGTACGCACAGCAGCATAGCGAGATTCACGATACGAGCTTCAGGGGATTCACAAATATCGGCCTGCTGGTGGAAGGTCAACCGCAGAATTCCGGCCCTTACGACAATATCAACTTAGTCCCAGGTTCGAGTTGCACGGCCAGCACAATCCCGCTAGTCATCCGCGCTGCGTCACAGTCACTTGGCCAGTTCCACCGCATCACCGCTACCAAGGGTGCTTGTGCCACAAATCCAACGGTGGGCATCGACGTACAAGGCAGCTTCACCGAACTCAATACAATTGACGTGGAACAGGTCACAACAGGTATCTCGGTGGGAGCTAACACGGCCTGCCCCGTAGCTTGCGCCAACTCAACCACACTCCCCACACAGTTCCACATCGTCAACGCCTACAACGCCTCCGGCTCAGGAACCACGGTGGTCGCAGTCAGCAACTTCAGCGGCACGCCAACCGATTACACGCTGACAAACATACAGGGCAACGTCACCAACACATTCACGGACACGCAGAACTCCTGCACGGAGACGGCGACGAAACTCGGAAGTTATATCGTCAATCATAGCGGGGTCATCAACGAGTCCACATCCACAACTTCCGGGTGCATGAACTCGGCCAGCGTGCTCAACACGACAACAACGAATCCCACAACGGCAGTTGGCGGGAATGCCTGCTCCGCTTCTGCAACGACTGTGACCATGACGGGCGCTACATCAACTATGGTTCCGCTCTTTGGCGCTCCATCCGATATCACGGCATCTACTGGCTGGGGTTCAAGCGGCGGGCTCGTAATCGTGGCATGGTTCACGACAAACACTCTCAACTACAAAATTTGCAATCAGACAAGTGGAAGTATCACTCCAGGAGCGGTCGCGTGGAACGTATCGGTAAGATAACTCTACTCGCGCTTCTTCTTGCTTCCAGCGTGTATGGGCAACGGGGACCAACTGTTCCCGGACGCACTGGAGCACTTGCTGCCGTCGGCTCCTTCTCCGCGATTACATTCATCGGCACGAATGGCTCTTGCCCTACGTCCGGCACGACCTGCACAGTAACCATCAGCCCGAATATCTCAGCGGGGCAAGCCGTCATCGGCTGCTTATACAGCAACACGCAGACCTCCGACCTCTGGCTGACTGCAAATAATAATTCGGGGCAGTCGCAGCAGGTCCTTGCGGCGTTCTCGTGGAGCGACCCGGCAACGGCGCTTGGCACTAGGTCATGCCTGCTCACGCTCAATGCCGGAGCGCAAAGTACCAACATCACCTACACTCTCAGCGGAGCACAGGACTCACACGCCAATACCCTTTCTGTATGGGCCGGGACTTACACTGGCTCTCCAGCCTACGATGGCGGCAATGCTTTGATGCAGGCCAGCGTTTCCACCGCGACAGCTACCACATTCACTCCCTCGTCGGGAAACGACGCCGGAGTAATGGCAGTAATCGCGTTTCAGAATATCAATTCATTCACGGGCATGACCGCCGACCAGACCGGAACGCACTTCGGCTATGGGCATAATCTCAGCTTCTCCGGGGCGTTTACGCCCACCGCTACTCTCGCCGCTTCTGCAACTTTCGCCTCGAATCAGGAAGTCTACCTCGGCTATAGCGTCACACCTCCGCTTAATCAGACCGTGCAGCTATTCTCAGGAACAAACACCACTACTCCGACAGCGGCGACATTACTTACCGGCACGCTGGGCTGGACCGGCTCCACCTGGTCGGTAGCAGGCACAGGCGCGGATTTAACTTATGCGACTGCTGCCTCGATGGCGCTCCAGAATAATACCGGGCGATTGAATGACGGCAGCAATACCACTGACGCGACGACGACCGGACTAGCCTACGCCACAGGCCACGGAAGTACTTTCGTAGCTTACGGTTCAACCACGGGCCATCCCATGACTTCCGCTCCAGCCATGAGTGCGTTCGCTTGGATACAGACGAATCACTCCGCCGCGCTGGCCGAGAACGTGGATACGCTCACGATTCACGGAACAGGGACGGACTTTGCTAACGCTATGTCCGCTGGAAGTGGAAGCGTCAGAAGTTGGGCGCTAGAATGTCCTTCTGTAACCAACAATCAGGTCATCGTAGGTATAACGCTCAACACCCAGTACGGAATAGATATATATTACAGTTCGACGGCTCCCGCTGCGAATCTAGCCCTGAGTTCCGTAGCTAACGCATCGGGCGGTCACACGGTTTACACCGGAACGATTACTGGCGGCGGAGCGAATGCCCTCGCCGGAAACTATTACTGGATAAACAGTTTCACGAACGCGGCAAACAACGGCGGCCCGTTCCAGGCGACAGCGTCTACAACCACAACGCTGACTCTCAGCAACGCTTCGGGAGTAGCGGAAACCAACACGGCCAATGCCGCACAGACGAACTCCACGGGACTTGCTGGCCTTCATCACATGAATGTGTATAACAACGCAAATCCTCCCGTGCTGCAAGGTTCGGCATCCTGCCCTGCTCTCGGGCAACAGCCGACAGTCGTGTGGATAGGAAACGCCAACGTTGCCAGCACAGCGGGATTTCACTATTACTTTGACAGCGAGAAAATTTCGCTGGATGGAACGGACCCGCTACTGCCATGAAAATCCTACTCATAACCGTCTTGCTGCTCTGTTTCGTGAGTGCCAGCTATGCACAGGCCACTTACACGGCGGCTTCCTGTTCTGAAAACGACGTGCTGACCGGGGCTGGTTCGGCCTACAATGTAGAACAGGCAAGCAAGGCCGATGGCGACATCATCGCGGTTCCAGCCTGCGCGGCGGGATTGGCCATCGCTTGGACCACCTCAGTATCCACTAGCCCGACAAACTCTCTCACTTTCAAGTTCGCCGGAAGCCAGTCCATCGTAGGCGGAAACGACGTGTCGGTTATCTTCGACAACGTTTCCCACACGCCAACCGACAATGCGATGTGGACGCTTGTCGCAGCAACAGGCAAAGTAATCCAGATCCTAGGGGTGACATTCAAAACCAACGGGGGAAGCACGCAGAGTTTCAACGGCTCGATTCGCCTCTTTGGGCTGGGACAATTCCGGCTTGGCTACGACCACTTCGCCATGACCGTCGATGGCAAGCAAATGCTGGTATCTGGATGCGTGTATGGCGTGATGGACCACTCGATAATGGACCTTCCCGCTGGCAGCACGGAAAACGGCGTGTTCATAGACCAGAGTGCTTGTGGCAGCGCGTCAAATGGCAACGCAGCGTGGAACTCGGCCAGTGGATTAGGCACGGCCAACTCATTCTATTTCGAGGACGACATTTTCAACGGTGGAACGAACGGAGTCAACAATGTCGTCCCCTTTGCGAACGACTGCTCGGGCGGTGGTAGATTCGTATTCCGGCACAACACACTGAACGACGTGGAACTACAAGGCCATGCCACAGGGCACTCGAACAATCCGCCTGACCGAAGTTGTCGCACTTACGAAATCTACCTGAATACGTTCGGCTCCATCAATTCGACTGCTGGGATTCCCTCGTCAGCGGGATTTTTCAATACTGGCGGGACGGGGGTTATCTGGGGCAACACCATCACGGGCCATGTGCAAAAGTTCATTGCCGGACGCGAAGACCGCGCCAACAATTCCACCTATCCTCAAACCGCTCCCCCGGCAGGATGGGGATACTGCGGCACCGCACAGACAGGCAGCGCGAGCAACTGGGATGGAAACATAGATTCTAGCGGATGGCCCTGTCTTGACCAGATAGGACGCGGGCAGGGGGACTTGCTACAAGGCTCGTTTCCAACCGTCTGCAACGCCACATCCACGGATTGTACAAACTCGATATTCACAGGCCGTTGGCCGCATCAAAAGCTGGAGCCTGTTTATGAGTGGCTGGACGCCACCAGCGGCTCCGGTACGATGCCCGCAGTCTGGACGAACTCGGAAACGCAGGTATCCCAAAACCGGGACTACTATCTTGGGCAGGCGGCAGGATGCAGCGGTACGCAAACAACTGGCGTATGTTCTGGCACTGTGGCGAGCCGAGCGGCAAATTGCACGGCAGGGCAGGGCGGAACGTTTGGCAGCAGTCCCACGGGTTCCTACGGTGTGGCCTTTTGGGAAACGGACACTCAACAGCTTGACGTGTGCACGGCTACGAATACTTGGACAAATGCTGTCTATAAGCCCTTCACCTATCCGTATCCGCTGGTTGGCGCTACCGCGCCAATAATCAGTTTTTCGCCGCAACCTTTGGCGTTTGGACAAGCTCCTGTCGGCATGACTAGCAATTTCCTGACGCTGACTATCACCAATTCCGGCACAGCAAATCTGACAGTTTCTAGCCTAAATTCTCCGGGAGCATTCCCATTTGAAAGCGGCGGAACATGTTCGGCAACTCCTTTCACGCTAGCGCCGGGATCATCTTGCACAGAGCTGGTTGCCTTCCAGCCCGGGAGCACAGGGCCATTCAGTCAGACCAACACCACAACGGACAATACTTCAACCAGCCCTAGCCCCATTGTTGTTACAGGCAATGGCACTGGACCACCAGCCCCAGTAAGCACTATTTTCGCTCGAATACAGCTGTATAAAGGAGGAATTTGGAAATGAACTCTGCATTATCGAATTGGAAAACTACACTCGGCGGGATTGTGGGCGGCTTGTTGCTCGCTTCGCTGACTGTCTACCATCCTGGCATGACTGTTAAAGAGTGGGGAGCAGCAGCGCTCGTAGCTATTGGTGGAGCATTGCCAGGCATTCTGGCGCATGACGGCTTTGTTGCGCCGCAGCCTCCAGCAACAAAGCCATGAGCAATAAAGCCAGGCTCTTGTTGGCGATCGCGTTGAGCCTGGAGCTTACATTTCTTGGCGCTGTAACAGCTTTCAAGTACGTCACGAAAGACAACAGCTTTGGGTTCGATATTTGCGTCATGGCTTTAGGTGGCGCACTTGCTGCAACTCTAGCTGGGTGGAAATCGAACGAACCTGGGGGATGAGACGTGATCTATTTCGATGCTGGTGGTTTCGATTGGTCACACTTCTTTGAAACTTTCTTTGGCGGCCTTGGCGCTTGCGCTACAGCCGCCACTGTTGTCTATACGGTCTATGCTAGAAATAAAGACAAACGAGACAAATTGGAAAGCGATAATCGCCAAGCTTTACTTGAAGCAGCCAAGAAAGTTGAGCAAAAAACTGAGCAGCGACATGAAGAGAATCAGAGGATTCTTGCCAGGATCACGACTCTGCTTAGATATTTTCGCCCCCATAGGCACGGCGAACGCAGCGGGACACTAACAGTCGAAGGTATTGATTACGAGCCAAGAGAGGATGATTAAAGATCGTCTTCGTGCGTGTGCGTAGTCTGTGCGTCGAGTATTTCGATTTCAGCGCCTTCTGTGTTTACAGCCGCTTGAATGACGGGGAATAGCTCTTCGAAAGCAGCTCTCGTATTGTAAATCTCTTCAATCTCCAGGCTGCGCTGCGAGCCTAGCAGAATACAACCGTCAGAGTTTGCTGGGTAGTTGCCCCAATGAAGAAGAATGTCTTGCCTGTCTAGCACGTCTTTTAGAATCGGCATCAGTCTGCTGAAGTGCGGCGACGGGTACAGCCCGAGCTGATACGTACCGGCCGGAATAGCTACAGCCTTGCGCTCAAGTGTCCAACACTCATGCGCACCGCCGCAGAACAGCTCGCCAGGAATCGAGACATTGCCAATCTGACCGCGTTGCAGTGTTAATTTCATAAAAGAAAAAAGGGGCGAATGTCCCCGCACGCGCCCCCTTCATTGCTCCTTTCGCTTAGATTTACTTCGCTGCTGCTACAGCCGCCGCTGCTGCGCTTGCTGCTGCTACTGCGCCTGCTGGCGGCGCTGTAAGAGCGAGGTTGCCATCAACTTCATTCAACAGAGCCACTACTGCGTTTACAAGCCCCTGCTTTGTGAGCGTTGAAGCTTTCCCTGCGCCCGGAAAAGAGTTCGTAATCCATTGATCGACTTCAGGCCCAACTGAATTCAGTACGGCTTGAAGCTTTGCCGGGCCATTTGAAGCTTGCCCGACTGCCGTGAAAGCAGCTTCAGTTATAGCAGCTTGCGAAGCGATCTTGCTGACAAGGCTCTCGCCAGCAAGAATAAGCGGCATCGCTGCCGGATCGAGAATCCCCACAACTGCCCCGACTGCCCCTGAGATTGGCACTGCTTCTTTGGCAATAAAGCCAAGCGCAACGCCGACAGCATGGCCTAGCTTCTTTAGCCAACTTACGTGCGGAACTATCGGCGTTACAGTTTCTGTTACTGTTGCATTTACTGCTGGTATGTTTGTGCTCATGCTTTGTTTTCCTTTCGAGTTTAGATGCCTAAAAACTTCCCGACTATTTCTGCTGTAAAAAGAATAGCGGCTTTGACTTTCGTGATTGGCTTCATTAGCTGGTTGACTTCGTAATCAACGCCCTCGCGCACTTTCGCTATCGTTGCAGCGCTTTCTTTCGTGGCGCTCGCTAAGTTTGCGCTTGAATCAGCTACGTTGTCGAGAGTTTTCTGAATTGCAGGGTCAGTTATTTGCGCGTCAGCGTCTTCGATAAGCTTCTCCCCCTGCACAGTCGCCCTGCTGATTTCCAGAAGGTTCTCCCGCAAGGCTGCTTGGGTATTGGATAGGGATTGGTTTTGCTCGCTCACGCTGGCTGCCAAATTCGGAAACACCGATTCGTTCAATGATGCATCCGTCCGCCTTACAAGTGTTTGGATAGAGGCAAAAGTCTCCTTGCCTAAGCCAAGGGCAAGAGTAACGGATTTGGATTGTTCTTCGCTCGCTTTCTGCCATGCTCTGCTCGCTTTCTCGACATTGCCAGCTGCTGCTCCGGCTGCAATCGTCGCTCGATTGATGTGCTCTAAAGTCAATTCTGCTTTCGGCTTCAACTCATGTACCGCGAGCGCCAGCTCTACGCATACCCAGCTGACTGCTAGCAGCGCAATGGCTTGAAGCAGCTTCATGGCTGGGCCGCTGGCACGACATCGCATGGGTCGCCACCACCGCTAAATCTTCGCCATTCCCCGCCACCCTCTCGAATCCACGCCACACCATCACGAAATTCCATTTCCATCATTGCCGATGGGTCAGTCTTGAGAGGCGGCGCTGGCTTCACTTCTGGCTGTAGCTGCGCCCACTTCAAACATTCAGTACCGTTCTCGTACGGGCAAGTTTCTTCTCGCCCATCGCTGTGCACTATTTTGTATTTGCCGTCAACGTCTTTCCAAAGTCGCTTGCCCTCGGTTGGAGGCGCTGGCTTCACTTCTGGCTGGGGCGCGGCCTCGCAATCAATGAGTCCAGTATCTTTATGGTGCTGATAGATTCCGCTCGCACATGGTTCAAGTTTTACGCGCCAGTCAATGCCTTCTAACTCCGCTGGTAAGGTGATTGAGCCATGCACTTGCGAGCAATCTGTGTATGAGCAAATGGCGGGAGCGTCCATGCCAACAAAACTTCCGCCTTTCGGGTCCATTTGAATCGCGTGGCGCGGCTTGCGTGCCTTACTGGGCTGCGTAGTGCAGGGGAACCAGTTCTTCTTCTGCTCGTTCCAACACAAACCCATGTCTGCGCCGATTCTCGTTATGGAAGCATTGATACTGTCCATGTTTCTAGTTATTTGAGCAGCCACATCGTCAAACTGCTTTATAGTTCCAGCTAAATCGCCAGTTGGCTTCGCTGGCAGCCCATCAGGATTGTAGTCGTAGACCACTTTGGGATAAGCGGCGTGCCAGACATCCGCTACCCGCTTGCCGCACTCATACCAACCGATAGTCCAGATGCAGAATAGGACTGTCAGCACGATTCCCGCTGTGTAGCCGTTCGTTCGCTCGCTCATTGTGCTTTCCTTTCCCGCTCTCCGCTGCTCGCGTCTCGGGTGGCACGCGCCGCAACTTCTGCCCTCCACTTTTTACTCGCTTCTTCAGCGAACTCCGCTATGTCTCGCAAGCAGCCAGGGTCAAAGAGCGTATTTATTGCGGGGCTGAAAACGAACTTGCGCCACGCTCCATAAAAGTGAACTCGCCCTAAGATTGCATCACTGGCGATTGCGGTAACTTCCCAAACTCGCGTCTTGCGCTCAGGATGCGGCTGAAGTTCATTGAAGTACAGGTTGCTCACTTTTCACCTCCAGCGTCCCGCCCGCTGACTGGCTTATCAAGACATTCCCAGCAAGTAGGTATGCCATTGTGCCTCCACTGAGTGCTTGTTCCGCATTGGCATTTGGCTACTTCGCTCGAATAGGTTGCGCCAGTGCTCAATGGCCCCAAACCCTTTTTCGGCGTGGTCTGCCCGCCGACTTGGGAGTCGGCCAGCGCACGCTCCAGTTCCTTGATTCGTTGCTGGTATCCGCAATCCATGTGCTGAACTACTTTCTGGTCAATGTCGCCCATCCAACCGTTCTCGCAACGCGGAATCGCTTTCCCACAAATACTGCAAATCAGCGGTGAGCCATCATCGCGTGTCCAAGGCAAGTCTATGCTTGCGCGGCACAAGCACCATAAGAAAAAATCCAGTGCCAGCGCCGCGCAGATGAGAACTACTGCCATACGTTACACTTGATCGTTTGCGCCGGGCTCGTCGATCTCTTGATCGACTTTAATACGCCCCTGCTTGCGCATCTCGCTGAACATTGCGTACATCTGCGATGCGGCTTCGTAAGTTTCTTGCTTCACGTTTCCGGCGTTCTTGACGACTTCCAGGTACGAAGTGCCTTCAGTGAATGTCTTTTTCTGCGAGCTGATCTCATAGACACCGCCGAACATATCGATACCGCGCAGGCGCATCAGTGCAAGCCAGTCTTTCGCTACTGGTACGCCTGAAGACTTGAACGACTTGACTACTAGCCCCTCGGGGTGAATCAAGCCTTCATCGTCAACAACCATTGCGGGGAAGTTGTAAAACTCAGTGCACGCTTTGCCCTTGCCTTCGCCATTCTTGGCGCTGCCGAACTGGTTTAGCGGACAAGTTGCACACTTGCCGCCAGGCTCGCCAATGCCGTTAACCATATCTTCACTACGGCAGAGTATTCCGCCGCCTTCTTTCTTGTCGCGGAAGTAGATCCGGTTCTTGAAGAACATCAGCGGCACGATCTGCACGAGTTTTCCGTAATTCTTGCCGGTGACAGTGTTGAAGTGCTCTCCTTCTTTCAGGCCGTCAATGTACTTCGGCTCGCTCGAATCGCGCTGCGGAGTCAGCGACTGGCAGAGCCGCATCTGCGGCACCGTCATATCGCCAGCACTTACTTCTTCAAACCCTGCCGCTGGACGGCCGTCGGCTCTTTGCAAGTAATCCGGTATTTTTTCTACTTCTTGCGGCTTTTGCTTCACTATCTCTTCTTTTTTTACTGGGGCCTTTACTGCCGCTTTAGTTGGTTGCGCCATGTTATGTTTCTCCTTTTTAATTGTCTTCTTGGTTGTTTCCGTTACGAAGACGGAACTGGGTTTTCAGATAAACTTCGACGCCATCAGGCGGCGCTTGCCCTGCAACAAGCCGCTCGTTCGTTACGCCCTTCAGCGTTTGGTAGTTCACGCCTAGCAGTGACTGCATTTTATGCTTCTTAATCCATGCAAGGACTTTCTCTTTATCGCGCACTACCGGATACGGCGTGTCTTGCAAATAGCCTGTAGCGCCGCTGCTGAGCGTGACTTTATCGAAGCCCTGGTTTTCAAGCGCTTCGCAGAGCATTTGCGAAAGTGCTTCGAGGCGCACATTGTACTCGCTGATCTCGTTTTCAAGCTGCTCTTTTGCTTCGCGACAGACGCCGAAAAGAGCTGCAAGGCGGTTAACGTTCGCTTCGCCGGGATTCTCAGCGTCAGCAAGAATCAGTTGCTTCTCGTCGTTGATTCTTTCCTGGTACTTTACCTCTTCAACAAAGGCTGGCAGCTTGCCGCGCAGCTTCGTATATTTCCCGCTCATCGCTTTACTTCTTTCTTTTGCGCTACACAGGCTGGATGTGTGCAAGACTTGTAATGCCAAATGCGAAGCTCGCCAGGGCAGCCCGGCAACTCATCGGCTTGCACGGCGTGCCCTTGCTTGCGAAGCGCTTGCAGGTGCAAGCTCAGTGCCAGGCGATCTTCTGTCGATGCAGTCTCTGGCACAATAGCTTGCGCCCCGGGGTGCTCCAGAAAAGTCAATAGATCGCTGCTCTTGTTAGTCATCGCTCAACGCCTTTCTCCACCCTGCGCATGTAAGCGCTGCAAGGTCTTTCTTTGCTCGTAAACAATCCAGAATGTGATGATCCACAGTTCGCTGCCCTTTCGGGCCCGTAGCCAATACGTCAACGTAAGTTACATTACGTACTTGCCCGATTCGATGACAACGATCTTCACTCTGGATTCGCCCCGTGTAGCTGAAATCGTTTGACATGTAGACTGCAACGCTTGCGCTAGTAAGATTAAGGCCGTATCCTCCGGCGTGTGGTTGAGCGAGAAGGATTCGTCGGCGAACGGGTCCGGGTTCGCTGAAAGCCCCAAGAACTTCACTACGCTGCTTTTCACTTTGACCGCCAAAGATTTCAAGGACATCGCATTTCTCCTCTCTCAATGCCTCTGCTAGCCGCTCGCGCTCACGCCGCCATCGACACCAAATAATTAACGACTGCTCATTGCCAAGCTCGCCGCCGAAGATTTCACTGAATAGCCAGTCAAGCTTCTCGCCTGAAACGTCTTCACACGCTCCGGTGTGTCCGTAACCTGTCTTAGTTTCATCTATCATAGGAGTTCCGACATGCCCACTAGTCAACTGACACAGCCGCAGTATGCGCACTGCCGCATTCGGTTCTGGCTTTATTTCTTTGTCCGGCAAGCAGAGCAGCGCTTCTTTGCGAAGCTCTTGATATATAGCCCACGTCTCTTGCTTGAGTGCTACTTCCCGTACTTCATAAGTCTTCTTCGGCAAGTCTAGACAATCTTTCTTCTCCCTGCGCAGCACGTACGGGGCGAAATTCTTCGTTAACTCGTCAATGTTCTGAAAGTCTACGACTTGCTGAAAGCGCTGCGCCCCGATCTTCATCATCTTCAAGATAGCGTAGCGCGAACGAAAATGGTACCAGTTTGAGAATGCTTTCAGCGGCCCATTAATTCCGCCACCCATTACGCAGCCTTGCGCCCACAAGTCTAGCGGGCTGTTGGCTATCGGCGTCCCCGTCAATAGCCAACGCCTCGCGCAGCACTTGCCTACATACAGTGCCCCTTTCGTTTGCTTTGCTGTTCTGTTCTTCAAGAACGAGCTTTCGTCGCAAATGAGCAGCGTCTTGCCGCTTGCGCACCATTTTGTGAACGCTGCAACGTGACGCTCTTGCGGCAGTAGCGAATACGAAACAAGAGCAATGCCCAAGCTTTTCCCTCTCTTCCGCGCCCCGCTTGCGAGCGTGAACTCGCATACATCAGGCGTATACTGCCCAAGCGTGAAGCTAAATCCTTCAGCGGCTAGCTTCTCGATTTCCGTACGCCAGCTGTAGCGCACGGCAGCAGGGCAGAATACAAGCACGCGATCTATCTTGTTGCGCCCGGCGAGAACATAAGCTGCAATCAGCGCTTGGCGTGTCTTGCCAAGCCCCATCTCGTCAGCTAACAGCGCTGAGCTTCTAGCAGTCAAGAAGTCGATTCCATCAGATTGGTGCTTATACAAGCTAGACATTGACGCACCGTCTGACGATTTCTTCGACAAGCCCTTCGAAGTCGAACTCCCAGCCAGAAGACGGAAATATCAGCGCCTGCTTCCCATTCTTGCTTGCATACACTACTTGCCCTGCGAAGCGCAGCTTCTTCAGTGTATACATTTGCAGCTTGCTTAGATTGTTGTCTTGCATTTTCACTTCAATCCAAATCGTGTGATAACCGTTCGAGATCGAGAAATCCGGTATGCCGCCTGTCGTAGCATCGTTATGCTTCAGCACGAGGCAATCTTTCATTGCCGGGTGAGTTTCGAGCGCTCGCTTCAACTTTCGATTGAATGCGCCTTCAAGCATTAGCCACCCATACGCTGAGAATCGTCTTGCCAAGCAAACCCTTTGTAACTTCGTATAACCGCCCGCCGTTGCCGTCGTGGTAGCGCAAGAACAAGCTGACGAGCGGTTTACTTGCAGAGCGATACTCGATGAGCGAAACCCCGAGATTGTTAGTAAATGTACGCTCTGCTAGTTTTACCATGAGAGCTTACCTCCACTGAGCCACAAGTATGTGAACAACCACATGCTAGCAGCCCACGCAAGGCAGCCAAGCCAGAACTGCCAGCGCTTGAGTTCGTGCCAAGGGATTGGCATGTCGAGCCTCCGACTTGAGCGCTGTGCTCATCCGGACGGAGTAGGTAGCTGAGCTGCTAGCCGTTCCCGCCGGGCCGGTTTAATCAGCGCTCAAGTCGGAGGCTTGCTACGCCGTCGCTTCTTTCAGTGTTTCAGCGGCCGCTTCCGTGGCCCTTACAAGCTTCGTGGCAGCCTTCCTGGCCCGCTTTGCAGCCTTGGGTGCGCCGTTGGCCGCAGACTTGGCCTTCTTTGCAGCCTTGGGCTTGGCAGGGGCCTTTTCTACCGCCTTCAGGGGGCTGGCGTGCCCGCGCAGGACGTTCAACTCGACGCGCTCGCCGTCCTTGTTATACCGCCAAACCTTCCAGCCATCCGCCTGCAACGGCTTGCCCTTGGCATTGTTTCCAAGGATCTTCTGCGCAGCACTGGAAGGCGAAGTGAACTCTTTTTCGCCCATGCGGATCACGCCGGTGCTCAGCACCTGCGCTTCGTGCTCCTTTCCGCCACTGTTCATGTAAATCTTGAACGGCGAGTCTACAAACGGCGCGAGGGTCGGCTTGCGGCCTTCGCCCTTGGGCTTCTTTTCCTTCTTTGTTTTTGCCATTTCATTTTCTCCTATTTGAATTTGCCTTGCTTCCCTAAACTCTTCGCATTTACAGATTTTGAAAGTCGCCGGGTCTTGCTGCCCGCAGCCCTTGCCGTGTAAGTGCATCCTTGCCTCGTGGCCGCAACGGCATGCCGCTTCCGGCAATACATTCAGTTTGGCGAGCCATGCGTTAGCGGCCATTGCTTGCTCCAAAATACCGTTCCAGTAGAATCACTACCATTGGCCCCGGCTTGCGCTTCTCGCCCCGCGCCAGTTTCTCGACCTTGGCGAAGAGTTTGTCGTCCAACTTGATTAGGACCGGCTTCATTGTGCGCATTCCCGTGCAGGCCATTCGGACTGAAATACGTTTAGAATAATTTCTTCCGGCGACTTTGCGACCACGGGGCGCTTGTAAAAACCAAACTTTGCGTCCTTGTCGCTCGCGGTTACGGTAGCCGTAAATTTCACGTTGTCACCCTTTTCCAAGTTCGCAAAGCGGCTCCCCCAAACCTTGCTACCATTATCCAAGCGAATAAGGAGCTTCCATGCGGTAGACTCGCCACCGAAGCGGCTATAGCCGTAAGCAGGCACTTCCACCTCTTTCATTGAGAGGACCGTGCCGGTCATTTCCACGCGACCTGTAGGCACTGGACCGGCAGCCTCGCGCTCGGCGGCCCGTTCGGCTTCGATAATCGGACGGCGGGCGATATTGGCGATTAGCTTGGAAATAAACGCTTTCTGGGCATCGGAGACGTTGCCGTACTTCACCAGTTTGCCCACGATGTCGCGGATCGTGCGCTCTTCATACATATCGAATTGACGAATGTGGGCCTCGCGATCGCAGGTGCAAGCGTTCTCCGCGCCGTTGTCGTCGCCGAATTGATTCTGGCCAGCGGCCTTGCAGCTCTCCGCATGCTTTGGATATTCAGCGGTAAATACTTCCCATGCGGCGATCAGGCCAGCGTCAGAAAGAATGGAAATAGCCTTGCGCTTCCCGGCCTGCGCTTCCCTGGCGTCTGCAAGCTGGCGGCGGAACATATTCATGCGGGATTCGTCCAGCGACATTTCAAGCTTCTGGGCGCAGTTGACGCCGACGCGAATATATTCGTTTGTTTTGGCATGGTAGAAAAGGGCGAGAAAGATAGCCAGAACGTTGCCGCAAACGTCGCACGATCCACCATGTTCATGATGGCTGTAAATCCCACCCGTGCGCTCCATGTGGCTCTTGCAGATTTTGCGCTCTTGAAGGATAAATTGCGAGTCACCGAAGCCCTGGATGTTCATCGTCCAAACGGCCACATACTCGTAATCGCTGGGGACAATGGCGGATGGCCGGTGAATGTCTGTGCGTTCCATGCCTGTTACTATATACCCTTCCCAAAGCCTGTCAAGAGTTATTTTTATTTATTTTTAACTCCTCGCAAGTTGTTGATTCTACGCCAAATAGCACGCTTTGGCTTAGGCGCTTGGCTGCGATCTCGCAATAGCGTTCGTTGATCTCAATGCCAACGCAACTCTTGCCAGCGTCCTTACAAGCCTCTAACGTGGTGCCGCTTCCCATAAAGGGATCGAGCACGGTTCTGGCCTTCGGCAAAAAGTTTAAGCACCACTTCATTAGATTGACCGGTTTCTGTGTCGGGTGCAGGCGCTTTCCTTTTGTATCCCCGTTCGCAATGTTAAAGCTGAATATACGCAGCGCTCCGAAGTCGAAGTTTGTCCAGGCCATTTCACCATCTGCAAAGTGCATTCCTCGTATACCCTTATCCCAAATTAGCGGCGTGCGGCAAGGGCCGAGAATGTGCATAAAGTGATTTCCGCCCCACACTATCATGTTAATAGATGAACGACGTACGAGATGCAATAACTCGGCTTCTGGTATCGTATCCCATTCGTTTATCTCATCGGCTTCAGACTCAGACAACGAGTTGCCGCCAGTGGCCGACCAGGTGCCTATGCCATACGGCGGATCGGTTAGACACAAATCATAAATGCCAAGTTCCGGCAGCACCTCCAGGCAATCGCCGCAATAAATCGTGATGCCTTTTTCTTCGTAATATGGCTTCATGGCTTCCACCTAAACGGCTCGCCCGGCTCTGTACCTGCGCATTGCGGGCAATAGTGCGTCAAGCCGCCGTATTCCATCGGCCGCACGCTCCGCAGCCCCGCACGGCCGCAGCGCGGGCAGGCGTCAATGGCGACGCTCGGAATCGGCGCAACGCTCGCTAAATTTTTCTCCATCAAGTCGCTCACTGTCTGTGAGTTCTCGCTCTCGAACAGGCTTAGATTCGCTGCTGGTTTTATTCTTCGTGCCATATGCCATCTCCATCTGGGCTACGAGCCCGTGAACTAACTTGCAATGCATGACAATACCTCTGTACGTGCGCACAACTTTCTTGCAGTCGCCGCAGCGGCAGCGAAAGCCGCACAGCCCTATGTTCTGGGAATATATGGGATCGTACAATGTGGGTACCTCCTTCTGTACGCTGCTGCTCGCTCAGCGCGACGCTTCTCTAAGCACTCGTTGCATAGCGTGTGGTTTAGCTCGCGCTCGTTGCTGCAATCTCTGCAACGCCATTTCTGGCGCTTCGCGCGGCTGCGGGCTATACGCTCGGCGTTCGGCGTCATTGCTATTTCTCCTTTAACCTAAAAAGCCAGAATAGAAAATCTCCAACCTTTATGCGCCAATTTCCGCCACTCGTGGCCCAATCTACAATTTCAAGTTTTAATCTCTCCACTACTTTCATTTGCTTTTCCTCCTTACTTCAGCTGCATAGCCGCGAATTGTATCCACTTTCACGTTAATCCCATGCTCCAAGAATTTCTCTCGTATTTCCTTGTACGAGAGTCCCGGATCGTGCTCCGTCCATTCTGTATATAGTGCGATGTTCGCGCTTTTGAATTCTTTTTTCTGCACGTTCGATTTCGTTAATATATCCGGCTGTTCGTCTTGAAGCGGCCCGCACTCTTCTGGGCGCTTCAACATCGCAAAGTCGCCTTCACGTTCTATGTTTGGACGCCCAATCAATTGAAACGGGCCACACGGCTCGAAGTCACGTGGTTTGACGTTCTGTATGTGAATTACGTTTGCCTTTGCTTCGATTTGTTTTATGCCCCAGGCTGTTGCTAGGATTGCGCCCAGTTCTCCGCTGCCACGGATCATGTTCTCCAATGTCATAACTGATTGCTTTCCAAAATCTTTCGCTGAGTGGAAAAGCGGAACAACCGTCCGCGCTCCGGCACGAAGTAAATTCATTAAATCTTCACTTAAGCCGCGGGCAACTTCACTTGCTGAATTATCATCAGCCTCCCCAACAAATCGAATCGCAGTATCGACGAAAACGTTTGCGCCTTTCGCGGCGTATAGGATAGCTTTATCGTCTAGCTCCGGTGTCGAACCCTTCGAAAGTGTACGCACTAACAGCCGGTCGCTGGCTAGCTCATCATAAAGCCCCATCAGTTTTAGCCTATGTTTGAATGGAGTAATCGTTGATTCTGGAATTAAATAGATAACTCGCTCGGCGCGTTCCGTGCCAGGAAACCAACCCCACAGCTTCGACGGCCCAAACAGCAGTGCCTTCACAATAGAAAGCGCTACGAATGTTTTACCATGCCCACTCAGCCCGGCAATCGCTGTTATCGCATCATGTTGCAAAAATCCTTCTATCGAGAACGAGAGTGGCGGCGCGTGCTCAAATTCTTCGAACGTATGGAATATTCCCCGCCAATTATCGGGTGGCTTTTCTTGCCACTCTTCGGCATACTTAACGACAATGGCATAAGCTTCGGCTTGCGGATTCCACTCCGATATATCTTTGTGCGTCTCCGGCACGCGCGCAACGCGCACGCTTGCAGCCTTGTTTTTCAACGAGCGCGCTACTTCCTCTAAATATTGCGCGCCTTTCTCGTCATTGTCCGGCGTGATGACTACATGCTTGCCGCGCAAACTCTCCGAATATTCATCTTTCCAATTTCCGGCGCCCATCGGACTAGTCGTTGCCGTGAAGCCAAGTGCACGCACTGTTTCTGCATCTTTCTCACCTTCGACGATAATTACCTGTTCTGCGGCTATAATCTCTGGTAAGTGATAAAGAACTCTCCGCACACCCTTCAAGTTCCATACCCAATGCCCGTTTACAGGGTGGCGTTGCGTGAACTCTTTCGGCTCCTTGCGCACGCATTGGAATAATAGTTTCCCTTTCTCGTCTGTGTAATCATATGCCGCAACTTCAATCGCACCACCTATCGCTTTCAGTACTGCTTCCTGGCTACACCCAGTATGGCAATGGAATAGTATCTTCCCGTTGTCGCCAACACTAATCGAAAGCGATGGATCGCGGTCGTCGTGCGCCGGGCAGCACGCCATATAACCAGAGCCACGCTTTACAACGTGGTCGAACTTCGCCAAGACGGCTTCGAGATTAGATGGAATTTTCGACATTGACCGAGCGCCCCTGTTGTTGCATATATGCTTCGAGCGAGGCTCGTTCGATCAATATAATGATGGGTGCAGCCCGAAGCTTTGCCTTTCGGCTCCTGATTCGACGGGCGTTTATAAGATTGTAAAGATGAACTCTTGTGTAACCGCTGAACTTCACTGCTTCAGTAACTGTCAAATCGGCTGGTAGCACGGCAACGCTCCACGCAAAAGAAAAGCGTTTCGTAGTATATAACGTTATACAACGAAGTAAAGAGTTTTTTTACGTACGTTTTTAGGCGATTGTGCCCCTAGCGTTTTGACGGCGTTTTGACGTTTTGACGAGCACTGTTTTGACGGCGTTTTGACGACTTTTTTTCGAACTCGTCAAAACGGGCTTAGTAGCTAGATTCTAAAAGCTTTATAAGGAACGTTTTGACGAAACGCGGCCTTAGGGGGTGAAAACGAGCGTTTTGACGAAGACTTTTTGAGCGTTTTGACGGCGAGTAGATCGTGCCGCAGCTAGCTCTAGCGAGCGCTGCGGGCACTACGAGCTTTCTACTCGGTTCGAGAAAATACTTTACACGTACGTACTTTTGCGCGTATAGCTTCTAGCAACGTGAAGCCAAACCCCCTACTCCTGGAACGAGAGGCCGCTCAACGGGGCAGCAGCCCACTCCTGCTGCCCCAACCTAATTTTGCTGAGAGGTAGTACTGGTGAAATGGCACAGGGCAAAACAGATAACCTCGAAGCTTTCGCAAAAAGAATCGAGACGCGGATTCGTAAAGCTCGCGGCTCTGATGATGGTATGGAGCAGCTTATCTGTCGTCTGCTCACCGGCAACGACGCAAACATCGCAACGAAGCTTGCTGAGAAATGGGTTGAGTGGCGTTACGGAAAAGCAAAGCAGGCTGTTGAACTTAGCGCCCCTGGCGGCGGACCACTCGAACATACAATCAGTTTCGAGAATCCCATTGAACGTTAGAGTGCAATTCCCTCCGAAGATGCAGTTCTTGTTTCGTCCTTCACGTTACAAAGTTGGCTATGGCGGTCGCGGCAGCAGCAAATCATGGTCAATTGCGAGGGCTCTTCTTCTTATCGGCAAGCAACCGGACTTACTTTGGCCCGGCTGGTCGGCACAGTTCGGAAACGAAGGCATTCGTGTGTTGTGTTACCGCGAAACGATGCGTTCGATTGAAGAATCTGTCCATCAGCTTCTCACTGACCAGATCCGCCTGATGCAGCTGAGCGACTTCTACCACATTCAACAGAAAAACATCGTCGGCAATAATGGGACTGAGTTCTTTTTCGCTGGCGTCAGACAGTCAGTTGATAACTTGAAGAGCTATGAAGGCGTAAACATCGCCTGGGGTTCGCAAGCCGAAGCAATGTCGAAGCGCTCGTTGAACGTGGTAATCCCAACGATTCGCAAAGATATAGTTATCGGCGACAGGAAGTTCAACAGCGAGTTATGGTTCGACTTCAACCCCGAGTTTGAAGACGATGAAGTTTACAAGCTATTTGCCGTTGAGCAGAACAGGCCGCAGGATTCGCAAGTCATCTTCATTAACTGGCACGATAATCCATTCTTCCCTGAAGTGTTACGCAAAGAGCGCGAAGACTTGGAGCGCCGCGATCCGGACGAATGCCAACATATTTATGAAGGTACTTGCCGCACAGCAGTCGAGGGCGCGATTTACAAGAAAGAACTGCAAGCCGCTGAAGTGCAAGGCCGCTTGACGGGGCGGGTGCCTTATGACCCAACAAAGTCAGTTGATACATTCTGGGATATCGGCCCGGCGCATACCCGCATCTGGCTTGCGCAATCGTTTCCAATGGAATATCGCATTGTTGATTACATTGCCGGGGAACTGGAGGCGCTTAGCTTTTACGTCAAACAGCTGCAAGAGCGTGAGTACCATTACGGAATGCATACTCTGCCTTGGGATGGAGCAGCCCGAGAGCTTGGAAGTGGACGAAGTATCCAAGAGCAGTTGCAGGCAATTTTTGGTAAAGAGCGTGTACGCTGCGCACGCCAGCTGAGCGTTGAAGATGGTATTGCTGCTGTGCGAGCGATTTTTCCGAAATGTTATTTCGATAGCGAGCGCTGTAACTACGTGCTGCCGGTAACGAAGCAGCAGGTTGGCATTCGTGGCTTGCGCTGCTATCAGTATGAATATGATCAAGACTTGCGCTCGTATGGCCGCAAGCCACTGCATGATTGGGCTTCGCATGATGCAGATGCTTTCAGAACGCTAGCAGTTTCGATACGTGAGCAAAAAGCAGCGCGGCCAAAGCCGGAGCCTTCGAGAGTGGCAGCGGGGATACGATGGGGATGAAGAGTAGCGGCGGCGACAGATTGACGATGATTGGCATTATCATCGTATGTGCTGCAATCATTGCTATCGGGTGGATATTCGCTTTTCTCTGGAGTATTGAATGAGCAAGCTGAAAGCTGCGCGGCGTAACGCACTACCGGCAAGCAAGTTCGGGTTGCCGGGTTCGCGCAAGTATCCGATGCCAGATCGCTCGCACGCTGCTAACGCAAAAGCGCGTGCAACGCAGATGGTCAGCCGGGGGAAATTGTCGCCTGCTAGTGCAGCGCGTATCAGGGCCAAGGCCAATAGAATGCTAGGAGGTAAATAACGATGGCATCACATGGCGCAATGAAAGAAGCGGCACTCGTGGAGCCACGGGCCCCGAAGAAAATGCCGAAAGAGCTTGAGCACATTCGCTTGACTCCGGCAGAGAATGGTGGTGTCAGCGCTGAGCACCACTTCACGAGCTATGAACACAAGCCGGAGATGCATGTCTTTGCTGCCGGCCAGCACAAGGAATTGATGGCGCACTTGCAGAAGCATCTCGGCATGGAGAACCCCGGTCGAGCAAAAGGCACGGTAGCTTCGCCTGCAAGCGGTGAAGCCGGAGAAAACGAAGAGGAGTAAAACGAGCGTGTCATCGTTTGGCAAGGAGAAGCAGTATGCTACAACAGAACGTGCTGGAAAGCTTGATAAAGCCATCGTGCTTTACTTTCCGGCAACAGTTCTCGGTTCGAATGTTGGAGCACACTGCGGCGACTGCTGGAAATACGTTGGAACTGAGAGCGGCACTGGAGAGTGCATTGAAGTTGCTGGAGAAATTAATCCAGCGCATGGAGTTTGTGGACTTTATGTTAACGGGCGAGTATTCGATGGTGTTAAACCAGAATTGCCGACGCCGGTTGTGCAGATTAGCAAGACAATCGCAGGTTATGTCGAAGAAGCGCCGACACATTGCGGCAATTGCGAATATTACAGAGGAACGGAAGACGGCAGTGGGCCGTGCAAGAAAGTAGCCGGAGTAGTTGAGTTCTTAGGGTGCTGCAATCATTGGGAATCGAAGGAGGAAGAGAAATGAGCAGAGGCGATCAAGAGCACGTAGCGAAGCAGACGCATGGCATACAGTTCAAGGAAGATCCGCCAGCGCCGCAAACCGTCGAGCAGCGGCTGTCGAAGCTTGAAGCGGAAATGAAAGCGCTCGTCGGCGTGAAGGAAGAAGTCAAAGAAGAGGCGTAAATGCAGATGCTTGAGCCATCTGAATTTCTCGCCATGATGCAGAACCATTGGCGAGATGAGCTAAAGCGCTTGCGTGGCAAGCCGCCGCTTTGGCGTTGCTTCGATTGCAAGCGTTGGATTCCGCGCGAAGAGTTGCCGATGAAGTGCAGCGAGTGCAGCGGCCCTCCACTTCAAGGCAAGAAAGTTGGCTACCGGTATAAGAAGATTCTGCAAGACGCAATGGTTTGCTCGCACTGCGTCAATAAGCATGACCATCTGCGCAAGATGGTGCTTGACGCAATGATGCAAGCTTACGCGCACGGGCTCGAAAAGCGTGCAACGATGCGAGCAATGGGCAAGTTTGCAGGTGCAGTATGAACCCAACAGTTGACAAAGATTTCATTTTGCGGCGTGCGGCGACGAAGATCGTTCTTGCCGCTGAACGCCTTGGCCGTATGTCGGCAACCGGGACGCAAGCTGTGTTGCATTGCAATGGTAAGGTAATGTACAAGTCGGGCGTATTGAAACCGACGACGGAGTACGTGAACTAAAATGCCGTGGACGCGCAAGCAAGTGAAAAAGCTTTTATCGAAAGGTTCGCCGCTCAGCGCGGAGCAGCAAGAGAAGATGAAGTCTGAGCTACACGCCAATCCGGCTATGGGCCATGCCAAGAAAGGCAGTAAAGCCTTGAAGCATGCGCGGCAACATGGTTTGACTTCGACGCGGCGCGGCAATCAGCACGTAGAAAGCGAGACGCACAGCTACCACTACTGAGATGCTTGAGCAGAACCCAAAATCGTCGCTGCTGAAAGAGATCAGGGAGAACTACACTGCTTTCGAAGAGCAGTGGCGTCCGATTAAAGAGCAGGCCGATAAGGATATGCTCTGCGTTGCCGGCGATCCGTGGGATGCGAAAGAGCGCGAATTTAGAGATAAGTACGACCGCCCCGTAATGACGTGGGACGAGCTTTCGCCGTACGTGAATCAACTGGTCAATGACCCGCGCCAGAACAAGCGAGCAATTAAGATCAACCCGCGTGGCGCTGGCGCAACAGACGTAACGGCGCAGCTGCGCGAAGACAAGATGCGTGAGATTCAATACAACTCTCGCGCACAGTCAGCCTTTACGACAGCTTTCCAGGCAGCAGCAGAGCGTAGCTTCGGATATTTTGGCATTAATGCTCGTCTTGTAGCCGACGGCTTGACAGAAGATCAGTACGCAGAGCTAGTAAGCACAGCGCCGGAGAAACTTTTTGAGCAAGAACTTTACATCTACAGAATTCCTAATCCCAATTCCGTACTTTTCAACCCGAGTTTCAAAGAGGCTGACGCTAGTGACAGTACGGAGTGCTTCGTTGAAGAGGGCATTCAGCGAGCAGAGTTCAAGCGCCGCTGGCCGAAAGCAAAATTCATCGACTGGGTCGGCGACTACGCAACGGAAGCGCCCGGCTGGCAAAAAGAAAAAGATGTCCGCGTAGCTGCATATTACAAAGCGATCATCAGGAAGAGGAAGTTGTATTTAATTGATGGCGAGAAAGACACAGAAGATAGAGTTGCGCTTTACGGCGATGAACTGCCGGGCGGCGAAGATAAGTGGACAGCTGACGAGAAGAACCAAAAGCGGATTCGGCGTGACCGCACAATCGAGACGCGGCGCATCAAGCAGTATTGGACTAACGGGCTGGAAATCCTAGAAGAGTCAGACGAAATCCCGATTCGTTGGATACCGATTATCCCCGTGTTCGGCAAAGAGATGTGGCTGGATGAAGGTAGCGGCCCGAAGCGTAAGCTGATGAGCTTAGTCAGGCTGGCTCGTGACCCGTACATGGCGTACTGTTACATTCGCAGCAGCGAAGCGGAAGAAGCTGGCATGGCTCCGAAGTCGCCGCTCATTGGCTACACGGGGCAGTTCGAGACTGACCGCGAAGCTTGGGAGAATCTGAACAAAATTCCACGCTCGTTCGTACAAGTTGACCCAGTAGTTGACCCGACAGACCCGAACAAACTGTTGCCGTTGCCTTCGCGCCCGCAATTCCAGCCAAACTTCCAGAGCTATGAAGTATTTGCCGAAGCTGCGCGGCGTGCGATCAGAACGGCTTGCGGTGGAAGCGACTTGCCTACTTCTGCGCAGCGAATGAACGAGAAAAGCGGCGTTGCGCTGAAAGAAATCGAAGCGAACGAGGACCGCGGCACGTTTCACTTCATCGACAACTTCAACTTTTCGCTTGAGCATGCTGGGCGTGTAATCGATGCGTGGTTCCCGTATGTGTACGACACGAAGCGCGATATTGCAATCATGAAGGCCGATGGTGAGTTCAAGACGCTCACGATCAACGACGAAGAGTACATGGAGAAAGACGCTAACGGCCAAGCTGTGAAGCAGCACTATGACGCTGTGACGGGCGATCATGGCGTTACAGTTTCGACCGGAAAAGATGCAGCCTCCCAGAGAGACGAGGTAAAAGATTTGCTTGCAAATGTTATGGGAGAATTGCAGCAAATCGCGGCTATAGCGCCGCCAGGCGCGGCGGCAAAGTTACTGGCGCTGAATATCCGGCTTGCGGCGCTTGGCCCTCTTGGCGATGAGATGGCGGATACGCTTGACCCGCCGGATGCTGAGAAAGAACAAGGGCAGGCGCTTCAGAAAGCGCAGCAGCAAGCGCAACTGGCGCAGCAAGCAATTCAAGAGCTGCAAACAGAGAATCAGAAACTCAAGCTTGAGAAAGCCGGGAAGATTATTCAGGGCGAGTACGAGAAGCAGCTCGCAACGATCAACAATGATGTCAAGGTCCTGATTGCTGAAATCAGTTCGAAAGCCCAGAAAGACAGCGAGCGCTTGGAAATGTTCTTGCAGTATTGGACAGAAACGCACGGCGCTGCGCACGAAGTAGGGATGCAGCAAGAGCAACACGGGCACGAGCATGAACTTGCCGATAAGCAAGCGGTTTTAGCAGCACAGCAGCAACAAGCAGAAGGAGCGCAAGATGGCAACGCAGGAGCAACAGGCGGCGGCAGCGAGTAAGCCGCCGCAGCATAAAGAAGTCGAGCACTTCAGCGATGCAGAGCGGGATAAGTGGCTGAAGACTGGCGAAATGCCACTGCTCGAAACTGAAGAAAAAGCTTCGCCTGTAAAAGAGGATGGCAAACAGGCACCATCAACACCTGTGAAGGAGTCGGCGGGGTCAGGGCCTGCTAAAAAAACCAGCGAAGAAAAAGACGCGGAAAAAGAATTGAATTTCAAAGCATTGCGGGAACGCACCGAGCGCGTCGAAGCTGAACTGGAAGAATACCGCACCGGCAAGAAGAAATTCGAAGAGAAGAAGCCGGACTCAGCCGCTGCGAGCACAGCCCCGAAACTTCTTGAAATGCCGAAACGCCCGTCGATGGCGCAGTATTCCAAAGACGGCGCATTGGATTACGAGAAGTACGAAGCCGCGCTCGATCAGTACGATAAGGACAAAGACGCTTATACTAACCAGCAAGTTCAACTGCGAACAGCTGCGCAAGAGATGGAGCGCATTGTCGGTCAGCAAAAAGTCGAATTGAAGACGAAGTACGGTGAAAAGTCCGATAGCATTGACGTGAAGAAGACGATGGACAAGCTTGGCGAAACTGTCAAGGAAGCTCCGGCCTTCTTCATGTTCTTGAATGACTCGGAAGTTTTCACCGACCTTCTCTACGTACTCGGAACTGACCCGAAGCTTGATGAACTGCTCGCCGAAGCAAAAGACCCGAAAACGGTAACGCGGGCAGTTCGTAAACTTGTCGCACTTGAAGCTGGCGTAAAAGCTGAACTCGCAAAGGGCGCTGCGAAGCCGAATGGGCAAGAGCTGCCGCCGAAGAAAGAAGCGAAGCTGACGCAGGCTGGCAAGCCGCCTGCTGAAGCTGCTGGTGGTAACTCTTCGCCAGAAGATGACGGAAGCTCTGGCGCTGCTTGGCGGCGCAAGGATTTATCTACTGCCGAGCGCGGCGAATTGTACCGCGAGCGCAAAAACAAGGAAGAGCGCGAGAAGCGACATAAAAAAGTCAACTAAACCGGCGAAGTATAGCGGCATGCCGCCGCAGAGAGAACTCAGATGGCAGAAGGCCAATATGTATTTCCCGATTGGGTGGCGGAAGAGGCTCTTCGTCTCCTGATTAACATGCTTGAAGTATGTCAATACTTCAACACTCAGGACAACAAAGAGTTTGAGCATGAATTCCCCGTTGGTGAAGTAATCAGAAAGAAGCTCCCGCAGCGCTTTCTGATTCGTGACGGGTTGGGGTATTCTCCGCAACCGATTAACCGCATCAATACCACCGTAGCGTGCAACCAGATTTTCGGCGTTGACTTCGAATTCGATGATTTCGAGCAAGCCTTGCTGATGGAGCGCTCGAAAGAAGAGATTTCGGAGCAGTATCTGCGCCCAGCAATGGAGCAGATAGCGCAGGAAATGGATACACGCGCGGCGTTGTTCGCTTATCAGAACGCGAACAACATCGTTGGCGCTTTGGGCGTTGACCCGAACTCAGCGACAACGTTCATGCAAGCTCGGCAGCGCCTCAAGAACTTGGCTGGCGCGACTCGCGGAAGTGATAATGCGATGATCGTGCCGTCAAGCGTCTATACAGCGCTCGTCCCTGTTCTGCAAGCGCTGTTGAACCCTTCCGATGAGATCAGTGAACAGTACAAAGAAGGCTCACTTGGCCGACTTTGGAACTTTGACTGGTACGAGTCGGAATCACTCTTCCGCCATACAGCCGGTACGCTTGCCGGTGCAGCTACGCTGACGAACGCAAGCGCTGGCGGTACGACGCTCACGATCACCACGACAGGCGGCGATACTTACAACGTTGGCGATGTATTCTCGATTGCTAACGTCAACCTCGTTAACCCCATGACACGGCGTGCAGTCTCAACGATTGCGAAAACTTTCGTTATTACTGCGCCGCTTGTGGCTGCTGGTGGTGGTGCAGACGTGATCAACTTCTCGCCTGCAATTTTCCTTCCCGGTTCGCAGTATCAGAACGTTGACTCGACGCCTGCTGCTGGCGCTGCATTGACGATGTTTCCTGGCACTGCGGCTCCGGCTGGAAAGTCCGGCGCTCAGGGCCTGTGGCTCAACAAAGACGCTTTTGCGATGGTTGGCTTGAAGCTGCAATCCCCGAAAGCGACTGAGTTGACTTCACAGGCACGCGACAAAAAGACTGGCATCCCGGTTCGCTTCGTCAGAATGTATTCTCCGACGGAAAAGAAGATGACGAACAGCTGGGATACGCTCATCGGCTTCGGCCAGTACTATGCCGACAGCTGCGCTGGGAGGGTTCTCTGCGGATAAGTCGTCTGTAAAAGACTAAACCGAAAAGAGAAAAACAGAATATGAAAAACTACTTCAAACTCGCACTTCTCGCAGCTCTGATTGCGTTCTTCGGGATAACAACCGAAGCGCAGCAGAACTTCCTCGGGCAAACGACGCTTGCCGCAGCCGTGAATGGCCAGTACCTTGGCCCCGGCCCGACGGGCAACGTGCCAGCGCCGACGCTGATTCAAGTTACTTCAGCTACGAACATCATCGGCATTCAGCCAAATCTCGCCGTTACGGCATCTGCTTCAAGCTCATCGACAAATCTTTACATTGATCGTGAGCAGATGCGTGTTACTGCCGTGAATGGCACGCTGCTGACCGTAGTGCGTGGCGTAAACGGGACAGCGGCTACACCGCATGCTAGCGGCGCAATGGTGCTGTTCGGCCCTGCTCGCTTCTTCTACGTCATGGACCCCGGCAGCATTACGATGGCGAACGGCACAGTTTCCGGTGTCGCCTGTGTCGTCAATAACGTCGTCGTTTCGCCGTGGCTCAATGTTCGCTCCGGCGCTCAATGGCTATGCTCTTCCGATACTCTGACTTGGGTACCGGGATGGCACAATCAGGGCGCAGGCTCTGCGGCTAACGTTCCTTCTGCCGGTACTGAAGCTTCAGCAGCTGGAACAAACGCTGTTCTTGGCCCTGTCTTTGCCATTTCAGGGACTAACGCAATCGTGACGTTCACTCCGCCAGTTGGCTTCGATAACACAGCACTTGGCGGTGGTTGCTTCACGGTTATCCCGAAAGGCATCTTTACGTGGACGGCTGCGGGGAATATCTCCGTTGCCGGAACAACGACAGCGATCACTCAGAACGTAACATTCTGCTGGAACCCGTATACATCGAAGTGGGTTCCGAGCCGCGTAGCGTAGTCTAACAATTTAACAGACGGGAGCGGTCAGTCACCGACGCTCCCTCACCCTTTTCGAACTTGAGAGGATAAGATGACTCAGATACAAACGCCACGACAGCCAAGCATTATTACGGGCCCGCGCGGAATTGGAGCGCGTTCAGTTGGCGGCGCTTATAGCGCTGATGCGCAGCAGGATTTGATTGACACAGATTCATTTCAAGGCGCACCGATTGAGCTTTCTGGCACAACGGACGTTCTCAATTCACAAACAGGCGGGAATTATGTTGTCAAGACTGCCGGCGTCAATGCAATGACGCTTGGCGCTCCGCGTGTTGGCATTGACGACGGCGTGACGATCAGCGTGTTCTCTGATACGACGAACGCGCACACGATCACATGCCCCTCAGCAATCGTTGCTGCTGGCGTAGCGTTGAAAACGGTCATTACATTGCCAGCTTTCCGTGGTGGTGGCGTAACGCTTCGCGCTTACAATGGCGTGTGGCAGATCATCGGTCAAGGCTTTACAGCTGTAGGGTTGGCGTAGAATCGCCGCGCTCTACGCGCTCTCGGCATTTTTAAGAGGAGAAAGTATGAAGAAAAGACGCATGACAGTAAAGGAATGCAAGTTGCAATTCCCAGAAGCGTTTCAAGACGCTAACGGGCGGCCGGACAAGCGCATCGATGAGAACATGGAGCGCATTATGACTCACATGATCAACGAAGGCGAGCAGCCGTTAGATGCGAAGCTGAAAGCGCTATGCATTGCAAAGTCGCCGGATCATTTTCAGCAAGTAGCACATGCTGGAGCTTGGCCGAAGCTGTTGTACCATGCAAGCGGCGCAATGAAGTCTGTCGAAGATGAAGAAGAGTACGCTGACACGATGCGGCAAAAGGGCTGGTCGGCAGAGCCGTTGCCGAAGCACATCGAAAAGTTGCAGCGTGGCGTAACGCCGCGCGACGAGAACATCAAGCGGCTTCAGCGTGAGCTTGATGCGGAAGTCAAGCAGAAAGAAGCAGAACGGCAAGCAGAAACAGCGGCGGCATAAGCAATGCCAGGCCCCGTACTGCCTCCGAATGCCCAGACGCCAGGATCGTATCTTAATCCTGGCGGTACTGGCTCGTTCAAGCTGCTCGATCTCTGCAAGATGGCGATGGTTAAGATTGGAGCTATCGACCCGGCAGAGAACCCGAGTGGGCAGGAAGCTGCTGATGTTCAAGGCCAAGCAAACATTCTGATTGATTCATGGAACGCAGCGCGAGCTTATATCTGGGCAAATAAATTCTTCACTGGTCTTATAACGCCAAACCTTCAGCCGCATCAAATCGGCCCAACTGGCACTGCCGGGTTTAATCAGGCAGCTGGGATTCTGCAACGCCCGGTCAAGATTCTTCGTGCAAGTATTCTACTGAATGCTCTTGGCGCGTCTCCGTGGATTGGGCAGACGACAGTCCGACTGAAAGTATTGGTCCATCAAGACAAAGGCTCATGGTGGGCAGCGAAAGCTGCTCCTGGAGTGGCGAGCGTAACGCCAACAGATATGTATTACGAAGAAGATTGGCCGAACGGGTCGATCTTTCTTTGGGTTGTCCCGACAGTTGCTTACCCGCTTGAGCTGCTGCTGCAAACGCTGATTTCGCAATACCAACTAGCCGATACGGTGACGCTCCCGCAAGGCGGGACAATGGCTTTCGTGTACTCGCTTGCAGAGATGATTGCTCCTGATTTTGACTTGCCGTGGACTGCGGGGCTTGAGCAGCTGAAGCGGGCAGCGTTGCGGCGCTTTACGAATTTGAACATTACATCTCCGCAAATGGGCACTCGCGATGCTGGTATACCAGGTGGCAAGGGAACCGGAAAGCGCAGCGATTACAACTATATTTCGAAGCAGGTGAATGACTGATGAAAAAACTATTATTGGCTTTGCTTTTACTTCTTCTGCCTGTAATCGTGCTTGCGCAGCAGGGGCAAACTTCTGCCATCTCTTCGAACCCGCTTGGCGGCAGCTTATCAGCATCTTCAGCTACTTGCGCTGTTGCGAATGCTTGCGCATGGATGAAGCTTCCGCCTAATGCAGGCACTGTTGCCGTTACGCTATCGGGGACATTCTCAGCAACGTTTATAGTCGAGCAATCTTCTGACGGTGGCTCGACGTTCACAGCCGTTGCTACGTACACGACTGCACAGACGGCGGTCCAGTTTGCAGTTGGCGGCATGTCTGATTTTCGCGTTCGCTGTTCTAGTTTCAGCAGTGGCGCTGGCCAAGTAATGATTCAAGCCAGTCTAGCGTCTGGCGGTGCAACGGCAACAGTCACGCCAGTAAATACTCCAGGCACGACAGATCCTTGTGCAAATTCTAGCGTGCCGAAATTATCTGCATTCGTTAATATTACAACGGCAACGACCACGGCAATTGTAGCAGTTTCGGGGAATACGGCAGTATATGTCTGTGGCTTCATGTCTGATATTGCTTCAACGACCACAGCGAGCACTTTAATTCTTGAGCAGGGTACTGGCGCAGCTTGCGCCGGATCTCCGGTTTCGCTGACGCACACAATGACTAACGGCACACTAGCCGATACTTTCAAGTCTTATGGAGGTGGCGGCCAGACTATTTTCAAGACTGCTGCTGCCAATGGGCTTTGCGCTGTCACTACAGTCGGTAGCACGCCTACTACTGGCGTGACGGTAACATACGTTCAACAGTGAGGATGAATGTCTCGTTTCGGATTCTGTTCCGGTACTTACACAGCGCAATCGGTCAACGCCGATGCGCAGGAGTGTATGAATCTCGTGCCAGAAGCAGACGAAAGCCAGATGGGCGTCTCCGCAATGACGCTTTATTCGACGCCGGGGCTTGCTCTATTCAACGACGTTGGCGGAAATCAGTCGCGCGGAAATTTTACCATTACTACCGGCCCCGCTGCCGGACGAACGTTCAAAGTCGTTGACGGGACGCTATACGAAGAGTTCACCGATGGAATATTCAACCCGATTGGGGCTATCGCTAACGACGGTAAGCTAGTTGGCTTCGCAGCTTGCCCGCAACAGTTGGCTATTATTAGCGCTGGGCTGCTTTACTCTTATCAGCTTGCAACGCAAACCGTTCCTCCTATTATTGCCGGGACTCTCAGCGGCCCCATTGCTGGGCCTTG